CCCGGAGTGGGCGGCAGTTATTTGTTTGACCCCAAGACTGGGAAACTTACACTGATCACAGAACCCGCCGCTCCTACTTCAAATGGCACTGACTCGGAAGAAGTTTCTGATCGCAAAGATTGAGTCAACTTACGGCACGGATCCTCTTCCTGTTGGTGGAAGCGACGCCGTTCAAGTTACCAATCTTGAGATTACTCCGATTGAATCGGACAATGTTCAGCCTGCAACCCTGCAAGGTTTTATAGGCAATAGCACTCGCGGTACCATTGTCGCCAACAAGCGAGTAAGCGTTACCTTCGACGTTGAACTTGCCGGCTCTGGCACTGCTGGCACTGCTCCTGCCTTTGGTCCTTTGCTGAAGTCTTGCGGTCTTTCCGAGACCATTAGTGCAAGCACCAGCGTGACCTACGCACCGGTCAGCAGCAGCTTTAGTTCTGCAACAATCTATTGTTTCTACGACGGCACTCAGCACAAGATCACTGGTGCTCGCGGTACTGTCAGCTTCAACCTGACCGCTGGTCAATTTGCTGTTGCCAGCTTCCAGTTCATCGGCATTTACAACGCCCCTGACGGCACTGCTTTGAGCGGCAACTTCACGGTTGCCAACCAGGCTGCAGCTATCGAGGTGAACGACACCAACGTGACAACCGCCACGTTCCATGGCGTGACCAGCAGCCGCATTGAGTCGATTGATTTGGCTCTAAACAACGAACTGCTTTACAAAGAAACCGCGTCCAACAAAGAGGTGATCATCACCAATCGTGCTGCCGGCGGCACTTGCGTGCTTGAGGCTCCCGCAATCGGCACCACAGATTTCTTTGCTAAGGCAGTTGCTTCTGCTACCGGTAACACCAGCGTTGTGCTTGGCGCCACTGCCGGCAACATTGTGACGCTTAATGCCGCTCAAACCGATATTACCGGTTGCAGCTATGGTGATACTAATGGAGTAATCTCTCTGTCGATGCCGTACCTGGCTCTGCCTACTACGGCTGGCAACAACGAGATGACCCTGGTCTTCACCTGATCCTGCATGGCTTTCGTTCTTAAAAAGACTGCGTCGTACAAGTGGCCTGTCGCGGTAGAAATACCTATCGACGGCGGCAAGTTTGAAAAACAAACGTTCGATGCAGTCTTTAAGAAGATGAGTCGCTCGTCCTTCAATGATCTTGTTGACAAAGGCGATGATGCCCTTGTTGATGGGATCCTTGAAGGCTGGGATGGCATCAAGGACGAAGAGGGAAAGGATGTTCCTTTTACGCAAAAAGCCAAAAAGGAACTTTGTGATGATCCTTACGTGATGAAGGCATTGATTCAGGCATATGCCGACAGCGTGACGGGAGCACCCGCAAAAAACTAAAAGCCGCCGCCGAATACTGGGCAAAAGGCGGCGTTGTTGATGAACGTGAAACTGATTTGAAAGCTTTGGGCGCAAGTCCAGAGCAGATTGCCGCTGCATTGGTTGACGCCAAACCTGATCAATGTGAAGTCTGGGAAGAAAACTGGGACATCGTTTTGATGTTTATTCGCATGTCAACCCAATGGCATACGAGTATGGCTGGCCTTACGGGACTGATCTACCCGAGTTTGGAATGGCTCTGTAAGCTGTATTCAGTCAAGGATCCTGTCGCCATCTTTGAAGGCATACAGGTGATGGAAATGGCTGCCCTTGCCGTTTTGAATGCGAGCCGCAAATGAGCCAAGTCACTGAACTGCTAATCAGAATCCGACAGCAGGGTGATCAACAGCTCACGAAGCTTCAAGGCAGCCTGAAAAGCCTTGCGCAGCAAACGGCGGCAACAAACGTCAACTTCAAGGAAGTATCTGCAGAGCTTCAAAAAATACAATCAACGTCAACGCAAAGCATTAATAACCTGCGTGGTTATGCGGCGACTTGGCGTGAAATTGCCAATAGTGTCAAGATTGGCACCGCTGAGTTTAAACAGGCATCAGCAGAAGCTGCGCGTTTAGAAGCGCAATTACGCAAAACACAAGGCGCTGGTGGACCCGGTCGCCTGATGGGTGCTGCCAAAGGTATTGGTACAGTTGCTGCTGCTGGTGTTTTTGGCGGTCCACTAGGCGCTCTTGGTGCAGCTGCTGGTGCGCCTTTTGGTCTTGCTGGAATGGCGGCTGGTGGCGCTGTTGGCGCCCAGGCTGGAATGATGGCTCAACAGGTTGCGGGATTGGCAACCTATACGGCTGAGTTAGATAAGCAACGAATGGCGTTGCGTTTGGTTACGCAAGACGGCGATTCTTATCGAGAAGGATTGGCTTTTATTGATCGCACAAGTCGTGAACTTGCAATACCTCAAGAATTAATTACCAGGCAATTTACGCAATTATCGGCATCTGTTCTTGGCGCCGGTGGCAATGTTAAAGATGCTGAAAAGGCGTTTTTAGGTATTGCTGCTGGTATTCGTGGCACCGGTGGCAGCTTGCAAGATATGGAAGCGGCGCTCCGCGCAACCGCTCAGGTATTCAGCAAGGGAAAACTTTCCGCAGAAGAATTACGGCAACAAATTGGTGAGCGTTTGCCAGGTGCATTTACTTTATTTGCCAAAAGCGTCAATATGACGCCTCAGCAATTAGACAAAGCCCTTGAGAATGGAAAAGTATCTTTACAAGATTTTCAAAAATTTGTTGAAGAGTTACTGAAAAGATACGGAGAAAGCGCACAGATTATCGCCAAAGGACCAGAGTCTGCGGGTGATCGTTTAAAAGCGGCTTTGTCGCGTTTGAGCGAAAGTGTTGGTCGTTTACTAAAGCCTATTGGCGCTGCATTTCAAAGTATTTTTGCGGATATTGTTAACTCAATTGATGGCGCCGCACGTTCACTAGCGCGTTTTTTTGGCATCAAATTTTATGATCCAACACGAATCAAAGAGCTGACTAATGACATTACCCGACTCAAAAAAGAAATTGATGCTTTGCCTGTTGGAAAAGGTCGCACAGCTCGTGAAAATTTACTTGTTTTAAAAGAGCAAGAACTTGTAGCCCAAAAAGCGTTAGCACCTGCTGGCGATGGTAAAGCTAAGCCAAGCAGGCTTCCTGGCATTACAGATGAAGGTGGCGATAGCAAATCAATATTGAATAAGTTGCAATCCGATTTTTCGCGTTCAATTGCTGTTCTTGGTCGCCAATTTAACAATCGCGCACGTTCGCTATTGTTGAACGATGTTTTGGCATTTGAAGAAAAAATTACGCAGGCTTTGAAAAAAGGCAATGCCGATGAGGCAGATCGATTAAAACTTCTTCAGCAACGCAGGGCACTTGAAATTACCCGTGATGTTTTGATTGAAGAAGAATTAAAGCTGGAAGATAAAATTTTCCAAGGCAAAGCGAAAGGACTTGATGTCACAGACGCCCAAATTCGCCTGGAAGCTGTTCGTCTTGAAAGAGAACAAGCAATTTTAAGTATTAGGCAATTGGACAACGATGAACTCCGAAAAACAGTTGATTTTCTGCAAAAAATAAAAGATGCATTACCTTCTTACGAAAAAGAAGGCGTTGCGCCAAACGCAATTTTTGGCCGACTAAAAGAAGAAATGGATACTTTAAAAGCATCTTTTGGCGATCTGCAAACTTTTAGCAGTCAAGTCGCAAATAATTTTTCAAGCGCATTTGGCAATGCTATGCGTAATTTAGTTTCGGCCACGCAATCTGCGCAAGAAACCTTGGCTCAATTGTTTGGTGAAATTGGCAAAAGCTTTTCCGATTTGGTAATTCAAATGATTACTGATTATTTAAAGCTGCAGATTATTTCTTTCCTTGGAAATCTTTTTGCTCCAAGCCTTGGCTCCGTGGCAGGCAATTATTTTGGTGGTGGAGCATCATCTACTTTTACCAATCCAAGTTTTGGGGTTTCAAGCACACTGCAAGGACCAAGCACCCCACTGGCAACCAACCTTCAATATGGCAGTGGATCAATTTTTAAATTTGCTAATGGCGGAATCATGGGTCGTCGTGGCCCAATACCTCTCAATCGTTATGCCAATGGTGGAATTGCTAATTCACCGCAGATGGCAATGTATGGCGAGCGTGGGCCTGAGGCTTATGTGCCGTTGCCCGATGGGCGCAAAATACCAGTCAAAATTCAACAACGTGCTGATGCATTAGCCAAATACAAAGTTATTGGCAACAAAACTGCTGGAACTGGTGGATTTGATTTGGCCGCCGAAAGTGGTCAAACTTCTACTGTCCCAGGCAGCATCGACGTTCGCTACACGGTGGAGCGCATCAACAGCGTGGATTACGTCACCGCCGATCAGTTCCAGCAAGGTATGC